TGGCCCTACGCAGGGTTCCTCAAGGTGGATATGCGCTAACAGCCCTGAGCATTGGCAAAAAGGACCGTGAAAAATCCCTCGGCACCTGCGTTGCGTGTGTTGTCAAAGTCACAGCACCGCAAGACCTGCATGAGTGTTTTTCCAAAACGTCCCTAGCGCCCAATGATTGCGTTGATGTTGACGGTGTTTTGATATTGTCGGCCAAGTCATGACGATTGAAACCCGCCCCAGCGCCGCCCACCGCTGGACGAAATGCTCCGCCGCGCCATTGTTTGCCAGCCGCGCCGGACCGCAACCCACCAGTGACCCCGCGCGGGAAGGCACCTGCGCGGCATGGGTGGCTGAGTTGATGCTGACTGACCAGCCCGTGGAAGTCGGTATGATGCACGAAAACGGTTGGGAAGTTGACCCCGACATGATCGGCCACATGCAGGAATATGCTGACATCTGCCGCGCGGATGGCGGCCAGATGTGGGTTGAGGAATATGTCACGCTGTCGCACACCATCGCCGGAACGCCTGACTGCGTAACGCTGGCGGATGGTGTGCTGACCATCCGTGATCTGAAATATGGATTCAGACTGGTGGCACCTGACAGCCTGCAATTGATCGTCTATGCGGCGGCGATCTTGATTGCACCGCCCGGCCCGGTCCGCACGATCCGCACCGAGATTTACCAGCCGCGGGGGTTCCACCAAGACGGCCCGCGCAGGTGGATCGACTGGACGCCTGATCAAATCCGCGCCAAGGCCAAATGGATCATCGAGCGGGCAGAGGAGTGTTACAAGCCGGACCCGGTTGCCACGCCTGGCGACCATTGTCTGTATTGTGACGGCGCGGTGGGCTGCGTGGCGCTGCAACAGACGACCGCCACGGCGCTGGCCATTGCCGAAATGACGGGACACCGCGACCGGACCCCGACAGAGATGGCGCAGGCCCTGCATTTTTACCGGAACGCGCTGGAAATCATCAAGGCAGCGGCCAAGGCAACTGAGGTTGAAGCCGAGGCGCGGGCCAAGCGCGGCGAACGTCTGCCGGGCTGGGGCATCACAACCCGATACGGCACCAGCCGCGTCAGCAAGCCCCCGCACGTTATCAAGGCGCTGACCGGAAAAGATGCGACCAAGACCGTGCCGATGAATATCGGTGAGTTGCGCGCGGCAGGCTTGACCAAGGCGCAATTAGCCGTTATTACCGAACAACCCACCACGGGTTTCAAACTCGAACCGCTGGACCCGGACACCCTGGCCCGGCAACTTAACCGCACCAATGGAGGCACACCATGAGCGACACACCCGCATCGGGACACAACTCAGTTGCAGGCGAGGAAATTCTGCAATTTATCGAACGATGGGAACGTATGAACGTTGAAAAGCGTGACATAGCCGACTGTCAAAAAGAAGTCATGGCCGAAGCCAAGGGGCGCGGATATGACACCAAAGTGATCCGCAAGCTGATCGCCGAACGCAAGCGTGACGCTGACGATATAGCCGAAGAAGAATCCATGCTAGAAATGTATCGGGAGGCGATAAAGATGCCGACCGGACCTCGCAACCAACCAACCAATGGAGACACATAATGTCACGCCACACCGAATACGGAAACAGCCCCGTCGGACGCCTTATCTCAGGCGATCCGTGGACCAAACAGACCACCGACGCGAACAACCGGGAAATCCCGCCTGAAAAGCAATCATTTTGGTTTGCCGTGGCGATTGAAAAGAACGCCCCAGGCATGAATGAAATGCTTGGCCTGATGTTCAAGGCGGCGCAGGCCGGATACGGGCAGGCCCCGCAGATCATGGCGCAGATCAACATGGGGCTGGCGGCCACGGCATTTAGCTGGAAGATTGCGGATGGCGACGAAATGCGCGCCAACGCCACGACCGGCGAGCAGGAATTGCGCTGGAAGCACGGGCAGGGATGCTGGGTTGTCAAGTTTTCGACCACGCTGCCAATCGCATCGGCCAAGTTCATGGGCGGCGTGCCGACATATTGCGACCCGTCCGAAATCAAGCGCGGGTATTTTGTCACAGTGCCGTTCTCGACATCTGCCAACGGCAACATGGACCACACGGCAGGGGTCTATCTGAACCCCCAGACCGTTTGCCTTGTCGGGTTTGGGCCGGAGATTGTCGGCGGCCCGTCGCTCGAACAGCAGCTTGGCGCAGGTCCAGGCGCGTATATGCCAGCAGGTATGACCCAGACCCCGCAACTGCCGAGCGGTGGTGCGCAGGCCCCGGCACCGGCTCCGTCCGGTATGCCCGCACCGGCCCCGACACCCGCCCCTGCACCGGCTCCGTCAGGTATGCCCGCACCGGCCACGGTGGGAAACGGTTCTGGAATGCCGACGCAGCCGACCAATACGCCAAGTGGGGAGACTGGATCCCCTACTAGCTACGGCGGCTATATGGCACCCCCGGCAACGGGCGGCGGTATGCCCGGCGCGTAACGGATTACCGGGCGGGCTGTAATGGCCCGCCCGTCACACACAACAGGGAGACTGACACATGACCAACACACTATCTGACGCCCTGCCCCGCGAAATTGCCCGCGTAACGGCCAAAAAAGAACGCTGGCAGAAAATGGCAATAGATCACCCATCTATGGCAGTAGGGTTGGGCATTACAATCGCCATCATGCAGGCTCACATAGAACAGGCTACCCGCACGTGCGCATCTGGTGATGTGGTTGAAATGATGAACGCACTGGCGGGGCTGAAGGCTTACAACGATGACGACTGACTTCCAACCCGGCGACCGAGTGACCCACGACCCGACCGGCGAGGAATGGACGCTGATCAGGGCATATGGTTCCTATGTGGTCTCAACGTGGTGTCTCGGTCTCGCCAGCGATTGCACGCTGATTTGCGGCTGCACCACGACAGAAGAGCGGGAAGCCTGCACCAGACCGTGCGACGCGGTGGTGCTGTGACAGAGTGGAATGACTTCCCCTACGATCTGGAATCCTACCCGAACGTATTCAGCGCGGTAATCATCCACGCTGCCAGCGGCACGGAGTGGATCTTCGAGGTATCCGACCGGGTGAACCAATCCCGGCAGTTGCTGAATTTCATTCGCGCCCTTGGCCAGCATCCCGGCAATAGGATGGTGGGATATAACAACGTCGGATATGACTATCCGCTGTTGCACGCTCTGTTGCGCCACGACTCATTTACCGCGGCAGACGCATATCAGATATCCATGGGCATCATCGAGACGCCTTGGAATGACCGATTCAAAAATAACGTTTGGGCGTCCGACATGATCGTGCCGCAAGTTGATCTGTTCAAGATCCACCACTTCGACAATCAAGCCCGCATGACCAGCCTGAAGCAGATCGAGATTGCCCTACAGCTTGCGCACGTTGCGGACCTGCCATTTCCGCCCGGCACGGTCCTGAGCGACGATCAGATACCGCAATTGCTTGGATACAACCGGCACGACGTGGCCGCCACGCTTCGGTTCTGGCAAGAGTCGGCGGCAGCTTTGGCGTTCCGTGACGAGATGTCTGCCGCACTGGACCAGGACCTGACCAACGCCAGCGACAGCAGCATCGGCTCGAAAGTGTTCATCTCCCGCCTGAACCAAGCTCAGCCCGGTATCTGCGGCAAGTCTGGATCGTGGCGGCAAACCCCCCGCGCGCGCATCCCGCTGGCCGACTGCATTTTTCCATATGTGCAATTCCAGACACCTGAGTTTAACCATGTGCTGGACTATCTGCGCGCCAAGACCATCACCAAGACCAAGGACGCGTTCGATGATCTGACGGCCACCTGCCACGGCCTGAAGTTTGTGTTCGGCACCGGCGGTATCCATGGCGCGCAGGACGGCACCACCTGGCGCAGCACGCCGGACCGCGTGGTGCAGGGCCGGGACGTGCGCAGCTATTATCCAAACCTGGCAATCGCAAACCGTGTTTATCCGGCGCACCTGTCTGACGTGTTCTGCGACATCTACAAGGATGTGTACGACCAGCGGATCAGCCTGCCAAAGAGCGATCCGCGCAACAAGGCCCTCAAGCTGGCGCTCAACGCGACCTATGGCAACTCGAACAGTCAATACAGCCCGTTTTACGATCCACAATATACCATGACGATCACCATCAACGGCCAGCTATTGCTGTGCATGCTGGCCGAGAGGCTGGCGGCCATTCCGTCGCTGGAACTGATTCAGGTCAACACCGATGGAATTGAATACATTGTCGATCGGAACAGGGTGGCTGAGTGTGACGCGGTGTCGGCTGAGTGGGAACGCCTGACCGGGCTGGAATTGGAGTCTGAAGATTATGCCAGCTTCCACCAGCGGGACGTAAATTCGTACGTGGCGATTGATGCGCGCGGCGGCGTGAAGTGCAAAGGCGCTTTCGAGTATCAGCACGGGCTGGGATACGGCGACGGCTGGCACAAAAACCAGTCGTGCAAGATCGTGCCTATGGCGGCTGAGGCGTATCTGGTGCGCGGCGTGCCGGTTGCTGATACCGTGGCGGCCTGCGACAATGCTTTTCACTTCATGCACACCCTGAAGGCCCAGCGCAACGACAGGGTGATGCTGGGCGGCGATCTGTCCGATTACGAATGCCAGTGGACGCCATCAGACGCCAAGGGGCGGCCCGTGAAGCGCAAGATGCACAGCGGCGGGGTGGCACAGCAGCGGACGGGCCGATACTACGTCACAGCGCAGGCTGGCGCGCAACTGTGGAAGATCATGCCGCCCCTGCCCAAGCTGCCAATGCACGACCGGCCCCAGGCGATTGCCAAGGGTGAAACGGTGCTGATGTGTAACGATTTATATGACTTCGATTGGGCGTTGCTGGACCGGGATTATTATGCGCGGGCCGCTTGGGATCTGGTGGACAGCACCGGCGGGTGACAGGGAGGAACACCCGCCGGGCTTGGAGACACCACACAACACGGGCATTGTGCATTATTTTTAGGATCAGCGCAATGGGGTGTTGACTCGCATGGCAATAGAGGGTAATAAGGGTGCAAGGAAACACACCAACCGGGAGACAAGATTATGACCATGCAAGAGAAAATCGCTACTGGTTTGAACGACGTAGGACAAGATCACGTTGCCGCCGAGTTGGACCGGATGGGGTTGGACTGGAGTGTTTCCGGGACGTGCTCTGAAATTGAAGGCAAGCCCGGCTTCATGGATATCACGTCCGGGGGCTGCTATGATTACGAGATCAGCAACATTGCTGCGGGAATGCGCGGATACGGTGTGTTCGGGCAGATCGAAATACTGGCAGACATTCACGTCGCGTTTGAGGTGGTGACATGAACCACACCGAACGCCCCTGCGCCGCCCACGGCTGGACTTCTTACCGCTACGGTAACACTATGATCGGCAGCGGCGCAATAGGGTGTTGACATGGTAGGTAATTGCAGGTAATAAGGATGCAGAGAGACACACCAACCGGAGACAAGATTATGACCAACCCACTTGACATTATCGCAGCAGCCAAGGCGCGCAGAGTAGCCGCAGGCCTCGTTTCCATCGACGGCATTGCATGCCCGACACAAGAGTTTGTGGAATACTACAACGCACGGGCTGCCGAACCTCGTGACGATGCAGGGCGCATACTTAAGACGCCTGCCCTGATCGCATTGAAGGCCGCCGCTGACGCATCTACGGGCCGGTGACGGCATGACCCACCACACCGAACGCCCCTGTGCCGCCCACGGCCTGACATCCTACCGCTACGGCACAATCATGATCGGCGCGACCAGCACGCAGGACGCCTTGAACGAAGCGGACCGGTCCCTGACCCAAGGCGCGGCCACGGTTGACCGGCTGGAAATTTGGAACGCCCTGACCGGGCTTTATGAGAAGGTGAAGGAATGACTGATATTTACACCGACAACGGATACACCGACCGCGCCGAATACCTTGACAGCCTTGCCGAGGAATACGGAATGGACATCAACGTGGTTCTGAACCTTGCTGAAATACTCGGCCCAAACGAGGATTTTGACGGGCTGGTGACGACGTTGCAGGACCACGCGCCATGACCCTCAGCAAATTCCGCAGCAAACTCTACGCTATGGCAAAGCTGCTCGGCTTCGGCCGGGCTCACACCTAAGGAAGGAAACAGACATGGTTTTAATATGGATAGGATTCGCGGTTCTGACTGCAATTGCAGCGGACAAGCGCAACCGCTCGATCGGATGGTGGGCCGCCTTCGGGCTGCTCTTTGGGCCTTTTGCTTTGGGGGCTGTTCTGATGATGGGAAAGCTATCCGAGACTGACGACGCTTAAACCCACGGACGACTTATCAGGAAGGAAGAAATCAATGTGCAAGGCTTAGGGTAATGGTTATCAAGTCGCCCAAGAACAAAGGGAGCGCGGATGAAAAGGAGGTGATCCTCCTGCTCACCACGTGGGCCACTCAGGTGGGTGTTGCCCTTCACCTTGAACGCAATCTTGAACAAACGCGTTACGGCCATTCCGAAGCGCATTGGCCGCCGTATCGCCGGGAAGATCACGGGCCGGATTATAGGCTCCATATTTCCACCGACAAAATAGGAGACACGCCATGAGCGGCGATCCATACTTTCTCCATCGCTACCGACGCGCCGAAGGCTCTGGCCCTTGGCTGCACCCGCCGCGCCCGGCGCGCCGGCATCGCTCAATAGGTTTGCGCTATATACTGCTCGCCGCGATCGCCTCTGCATTCGCAGGCTTTGGCCTCGCGTTGCTGGCAGGGACGCCTCCCCCCTATCACCCCGCGCCCGGCGAAACCGTGTGCATGACGAAAGGCTGCTAGTGAAAAAGCGTAACCCCGCCGGCGCAGGCCGCCCGGTCACGATAATGGGTGTTGAATACCCGAGCTGCGCCGCCGCTGGCAGGGCGCTAGGTATGCACGGGCAGCACATAAGGCGCGCGTCAGCACAGGGTAAAGAGCACTTAATCGGTACGTGCAAACAAGTACCAGTAACGATTGACAACATAACGTATCCAAGCCGTGCTGAAGCGGCGCGCGCTGTGGGTATAAGCTACAGCAAACTGAGGTGATGACATGCTAATAGGGTTTATAACAGCAGTAGCGACGATATCAGCGGTGGTGCACTTTTTCGCTGTGCAAAGCCATGCGACTTTTGCCGATAGGGTACTGGGGGCAATGTATGCATGGTTCGAGGCGCTAGTGTTTCAACTGTTTATTGGTGCTGGTGTGATCTTACTTTGGGTACTGATGGCAATGAGGGCTGAACTATGACTGACGTCAATAAACTAGCGAGGATACAGGAATGCGTTGCCGCTATCAAAAACGGCCGCTGCAGCACGGAGGCCCTCCTAGCGCTAGGTTTTTCTCACAGCTGCATAGAATCAGCGCGCCGGTTCATTGATGTTGAGTGCGGCCCGTACAACGCTAACAACTCGCCGGTCGGCGCAAGGAAGGCAAATGGTAGTGACTAAAATCGTGTAACGCGCAACAGAACCACCGCACATGCCTGCACCTTTACCAGCTATGCTGCAACGCGCGCCGGATGGACCGGAACAGTGAGGCGGAATTGTGGGCGCGCGAATATCTGTCAACACGTCAAACCTGTGATCGGGCGGGCGCTTAACAGCCCCACCAACCCAACCGGAGCCACCAACATGAAAACCATCACACCCACACTGACCCCAACGACGTTTTTCCTGCCCGCCGATGACCTGCGCGCAGCGTTCCAGTGCATCAGCACCGAACAGACCCGTTACTATTTGTACGGCGTGCTGATCGAGGCTGACAAGCTGGTAGCGCTGGACGGCCACCAGATGATGACGATTGAATTGCCGGACGGCTGCCACGTCGGCACGGAATGTTTCACACAAGGCATGGACGCGCCACGGATGCCCGGAGCCACAGGCACGCCAGAAGGCGCGGGGTTTATCCTGTCCTGTGACGCAACCGACAAGGCGTTCAAAGCCAAGGCGTCTGGCGGCGATCTATGGGTTTACGGCGACATCACGACAGGGATTCTTCAATTTGTGATCAACCATAGAGAAGGCGGTGAAATGTGTCGTGTCGGCGTGCTGGAATTTACCGTGATCGACGGCACATATCCCGAATGGCGGCGCATGGTGGCCAAGGGCGACGGGGGTACTAACAGTGTGTGTTACGATCCTGCCGTGCTGGCCAAGCTGATCAAGGCCGCTGACGTCATCGACAAGGGTCGCCCGATCCGACTGACCGGTGGCGAGGGCGAGGGCGATCCGATCCGAGTGGATTTTGTAGCGTCGCCCCGCCTGCGCGGCACGCTCATGCCGATGCGGTGGAAGGGCGCATGACCCTCAAAGACTGGCAGGCCCGGTGGGGCGACCACATCCCCGCACAGGCGCTTGCCGAACTGTTAGGCATCCTGAGCCCCGTCATGCCATCGCCCGCCCCCACGGCCCGTCACAGTGAGGCGGCGGGGGCGGCACAGATACGTTTGGCAGCGGGCCGGGCTGGTGTGCCGCTGTTCAGGAATAATTCCGGGGCTATGACAGACCAGACGGGCCGCCTGATCCGGTTCGGGCTGGGCAATGAATCGCCCGCCTTGAATGCGCGCTGGAAGTCATCAGACCTGATCGGCATCTTGCCCGTGGTTGTGCAGCCGTCGCATGTTGGCCAGACGCTTGGCGTGTTCCTGGCGGTCGAAACCAAAAAGCCCGGCTGGCACCTGACGCCCGGCGACAAGCGCGGCCAGGCGCAGGCCGCTTTCCTGCAATCCGTTCGGGGCTTCGGCGGTGTCGGTGGGTTTTGTTGCACGGCTGACGATTTTGCAAAATTATTGCTTGACGCGGGTGGTAATAACGGGCAATAGTGGTGCAAGGAAACGGGCAGACGCCCACAACAGGAGAGACCAAGATGAGCATGCAGATTTTGAAATACAGCGTATACGCAAACGGCATCTTCTGGGGTGAGTTTGAAGGCACGAGCGAGCAAGATGCAATGGAAGTTGCAGCCACACTTCACGGCACGCCATACATTGACGATGACGGCGACGAGTGCCCCGACACCACCGGCATGACCGCCGTTGAAATTGACGACTAACCCCAAGCCCCGGCCACGCGCCGGGGACCACACACCAACGGGAGAGACCGACAATGGCATACGGAACAGCAAACCACAACGGCGAGGAGGTGGAGGTTGCGTTCAGCGCCACCGGCGTTGTCACCGACTATGGCGTGGACCGCTCACCCACTTGGATCGAGTGGGATAATTTGGCGATCAATGATCTGACGATACTGGGGGTTGCGGTCGATGTGTCAAAGCTGCCGGTTGAACTGATGCAGGCGATCTATGCGCTGGCCGACGATCTCGAATTTGAACAGGAGTATCCTGACTATGACTGACAACAACCGCCCTCACTTTGCCAATCTGCGCAATGGTGGCAACCTGCCCCGCAAACGCCCAGGCTTGATCCGCGATGCCATAGGGCTTGCTTGTATCATCTTCATAGCACTGGTGTTCTATGTGGTGATGCCATGAACAGACTGACCCGTATCCTTCTCGGATACGCACCCCGGCCTCTCCTCCAATATGCCATGCGATCTTATACCGGTCAGCTCAAGCAGATCCTGGTCCTGCGGACCGACCTCAAGATGCGCCGCGGCAAGGAGATCGCCCAGGGCGCACATGCCAGCATGGGCGGACTGATCGCCCATCGGCGCGACCCATTCATGCGGATGTGGCTGACCGGTCCCTTCGCCAAGATCGCGGTCGGCATCGACGGCGAGGCGGCGCTGTTGTCGCTGCACGAGGCGGCCCGCGCCGAGGGTCTTCCAGCCTGCCTGATCCAGGACGCCGGACGCACCGAGTTCGGCGGCGTGCCGACCTACACCGCCCTGGCCATCGGCCCGGGCGAGCCCGAGGCTCTCAAAGAGCTCACCGGGCACCTCAAGCTGCGCTGAGACAAGCGCGCAGCACGAGATACGAGCAGGTGGCTCGAGTGGTGAGGCGTCGGATTGCAAATCCGGTCTACGCGGGTTCAAATCCCGCCCTGCTCAGCGGTGCGCCAAATGTCATCAATCGCCGTGATCTTGCCGTTGGCCGCGTCCAGCGCTTCAACGTGATCGGACAAGATCACACCTACATCGCCCAACGTTTTAGCCCGCCGATCCTGCACGGAAACCGGAGTGCGCAATTCGGCCGGCAGGTCCGGCAGCACGTTGCGGTATTCAATCTTTGCCGGGCCGCAGGATGCGATTAAGCAACACGCGAAAATCATCAGGTAGCGGAACATCGAATCCTCCTTTACGAAATGCGTCTTTGACTTGCTCATATTCAACGGCCTTGGCGCGCTGGCGATCCGCCTCGGATTGGGCCACGGTGGCAGCAAGCCGGGCCTGCGCGCGGGCATCCTCTAGCGCCGCCGCACTGCGCGTCAGACGGGCGTTGTCGTCGCGTAGGTCGCCGATGATGCTGAACTGCCACCACAACCCCCCAGCAAGCGCCAGGAACGCCGCAGCGATGCCGCCAGCCAGATAGGCGCGGATCACGTCAGCCCCACCATGCACAGCCGCGTTTCATCAGCCCGGCGATTGACCAGCCCGCGCACCACGCGGCCGCCAGATTTGTTCCACCAGCCGAGCGCCGAGCAGCCGCCCGCGATGTCGCCAGCGTTCAGCCGCCGAGTTGCCGTTGATTTGCCAATGGCGTAGATGCCAGCGTTGTAAGCCAGCGACACATAGGCCGCGTCCCGCTCTGGTGTCAGGCGCAAGTCCCGTGTCTCCCGCGTGAAGAATTCATGCAGCCCGTCCCGAAACTGCACTAGCCCGCGCTCCAGCATGGCCGAGCATTGGGCGTCGGTATATGTGTCGCCACGCTTTACGCCTCGCGTCTCGCCGTAGCAGACCGTCCACACAGCAGGGCTGGCGATGGTGTCGAGATAGGCGGTGTTCTTCTTGCCCTCCCATTTTGCCACCAACGGCAGTAGGACACGCATGGTCGCCGCCTCTGTCGTGCTTGCAATCGGCGCGGGAGGCGCAGCGGCACAGACAAAGATCGCGCATAGGAATGACTTAATCATCGGGCGATTCCCTGCGATACAAGCCGGCCCGCGATGCCTGCGATAATCAGGCCGAGACCAATTGCCAGCCACATGTGCGGGCTGGTGTCTCGGCCGGTGGAAAGGTAGATCGCATCGGGCGCCATTATCGCCGCGATGCCGAGATAGTTGGCCCACATGGAATAGGATTTGAGCGCCACTGTCTTTGCGTCTGGTATCATCTTCATTTTCCCATTCCCCTTAGCAGCGTCTTTATGTCCGACGCAATTTCATCAAGCCTGCGATCCATGCGGTCTCGACTTTCTTTCGCGGATTCCATGTCCTCTCTGCGTTGAGACCACAGCCGCTTGATTTCGGTGCCGTTGGATATCCCGCGCGCCTCAAGGCGGATTAGCCAAGCAATCGCGGCGATGACGGTAACGGCAACTGGCCACCATGTTCTTATCATTTCAGTCATGCCGCCCCTGTTGGCTAGGTGTCGCGCCCGCACGGTCCAAGGTTTTTCGCGCTGCGTCAACCTCATTTTGCCATGCACGTTGGCAGTGGTCCGCCTCATACCATGCGAGGAACCGGTCAATTCTGTCCCGACGCCGCGCCCATTTAGGGCTGCTCATTCCGTCAATGAACGCCCGCGCGCTTAATGTCTGGTGAGTTGATCCGCCGAATACCG